TCATTTATAACCTGAATCAGGGGTTGGTCGGAATGTTATCTGGCATTTTTAGCAGAGCCTGAATGCCATAATCACGGCTCATCACTGATAACCTCAAACAGGAAGAGCACGCCATTGTCCAGGTGGAAGAAATGCAGGCGGTGAATGCCGTGCTGTATGGCAAATACACGATGGAAGGAGACCAGTTCGAGAAAATTGAGGTCGATTTTGGCAGGTCGACGAAGAATAACATCACTCAGGGTAGTGGTAAGGAGTGGTCAAAACAGGATCGTGACACGTTCGATCCTACACATGATCTTGACCTCTACTGCGACCAGGCCAGCGGTCTTGTGAATATTGCCATTATGGACGGTACCGTCTGGCGTCTGCTGAATGGCTTTAAATTGTTCCGCGAAAAACTGGATACCCGTCGCGGCTCTAATTCGCAACTCGAAACAGCGGTGAAAGACCTGGGCGCGGTGGTGTCCTTCAAAGGGTATTACGGCGATCTGGCCATTGTGGTGGCAAAAACGTCTTATGTGGCAGAGGACGGTACCGAAAAACGTTATCTGCCTGAGGGCTCGCTGGTCCTGGGGAATACGGCAGCAGAGGGCATTCGTTGCTATGGTGCCATTCAGGATGCGCAGGCGTTGTCCGAAGGTGTGGTGGCCTCTTCCCGTTATCCGAAACACTGGCTGACGGTAGGGGATCCCGCCCGTGAATTTACCATGACGCAGTCCGCGCCGCTGATGGTGTTGCCGGACCCGGATGAGTTTGTGGTGGTACAGGTGAAATAATCCGTGAGCGGGGGCGAAATGCCCCCGTGTCTTTTTTCACAGGGGGATGATATGGCAACGAAAGAGCAAAATCTGAAACGGCTTGATGAACTGGCCCTGATTCTGGGGCGTGAGCCGGATATATCCGGGAGTGCCGCAGAGATAGCGCAGCGGGTGGCAGAATGGGAAGAGGAAATGCAGTCATCCGGCGATGATGTACAGGTTATGAATATGGATATCCGGGAGAGGGAAAACGCGGCTCATGATGTTCGTGAGGAAACATCCGGCGCGTTAACGCGCATCAGAGTTCTGACCTGCCTCCATCTCTGTGGCGTTGATGGTGAAACGGGGGAATCCGTTGAGCTTGCGGATGTTGGTCGGGTGATTCTGATTATGTCCTCAGATGCAAAAACACACGTTGATGGTGGAATGGCTGTTTATGCGTGATTTTCAGAATGCCTTTGATGCCGCCCTTGCCGGGGTGGACAGTACGATTGTTGAAGTGATGGGCATCAGTGCGCAGTTCACCTCCGGTGCACAGCGTGGCGGCGAAGTTCAGGGGGTTTTTGACGATCCGGAGTCGCTGGGTTTTGCCAGTAGTGGGATCCGTATTGAAGGAAGCAGCCCGTCATTATTTGTGCGGACGGATACGGTTCGTGCCGTGCGGCGTGGTGACACGTTGACCATTAATGGTGAGACGTTCTGGGTGGATCGTGTTTCTCCGGATGACGGGGGCAGTTGTTATCTCTGGCTGAACCGTGGGCAACCACCCGCAGTTAACCGGCGACGATAAACGCAGGGTGAATTATGGCGATAAAAGGGCTTGATCAGGCGATTGAAAATCTGAGCCGGGTTCGTAAAAACGCCATTCCGTCGGCTTCAGCAATGGCTATTAACCGCGTGGCTACAACGGCGATTAATCAGTCTTCATCACAGGTTGCCCGGGAGACCAGGGTGAGCCGGAAACTGGTAAAGGAACGGTCCAGACTGAAACGGGCCACGGTCAGAAATCCGAATGCCAGAATTATCGTTAACCGCGGTGATCTCCCTGCTATTAAGCTGGGGATCAGGATGCTTGGTCATCGTCCGAACAGCATACTTAAAGCCGGTCAGCATCGTTATCAGCGGGCATTCATCCAGCGATTAAATAATGGGCGCTGGCATGTTATGCAACGTTTGCCAGAAGCCCGGTATGCGAAGGGCAATGACGATAAAGGAAGGAAAAAGCGTAATCGTCTTCCCATTCAGGTGGTTAAAATTCCGATGGCGGCCCCACTGAAGCAGGCTTTTGATGAGAACGTTAACCGTATCCGGCGAGAACGTCTGCCAAAAGAACTGGGCTATGCGTTGAAACAACAACTAAGGATTGTGATAAAGCGATGAAACATACTGATATCCGTGCTGCAGTGCTGGATGCACTCGAGCAGCATGAACACGGGGCGACGCTGTTTGACGGTCGCCCCGCTGTTTTTGATGAGGCGGATTTTCCGGCAATTGCTGTTTATCTCACCGGCGCTGAATACACGGGCGAAGCGCTGGACAGCGATACCTGGCAGGCGGAGCTGCATATTGAAGTTTTCCTGCCTGCTCAGGTGCCGGATTCAGAGCTGGATTCGTGGATGGAAAGCCGGATTTATCCGGCGATGAGTGCGATCCCGGCACTGTCAGGCCTGATTACCACGATGGTTACGCAGGGCTATGAGTATCGTCGTGATGACGATATGGCGTTATGGAGTTCTGCTGATTTGACTTATTCCATTACATACGAGATGTGAGGACGATATGCCAACACCAAATCCTCTGGCACCGGTAAAAGGTGCCGGTACCACCCTGTGGGTTTATAACGGTCAGGGTGATGCCTATGCAAACCCGTTGTCAGACGATAACTGGCAGCGACTGGCACAGGTAAAGGATCTGACGCCGGGCGAGATGACGGCAGAACCCTACGATGATAACTACCTGGATGATGAAGACGCGGACTGGACTGCGACCGGGCAGGGGCAGAAGTCTGCAGGAGATACCAGTTTTACGCTGGCCTGGAAACCGGGAGAAGAAGGTCAGAAAGGGCTTATAGGCTGGTTTGAAAGCGGGGATGTGCGGGCCTATAAAATCCGTTTCCCGAACGGCACGGTGGATGTGTTCCGTGGCTGGGTCAGCAGTATCGGTAAGGCCGTAACGGCGAAGGAAGTGATCACCCGTACGGTGAAAGTGACCAACGTGGGTAAACCTTCTGTGGCGGAAGAACGCAGCGAAATTACGCCGGTCACTGCGATTAAGGTGACGCCGACATCTGGTACGGTGGCAAAAGGGAAAACAACAACCCTGACGGTTTCTTTTGAGCCGGAAAGTGCAACCGACAAAACGTTCAGAGCGGTTTCCGCCGATCCGTCAACGGGAACCATTGCTGTGAAAGATATGGCGATCACTGTGACGGGGGTTAAGGCTGGAAAAGTGAGTATCCCCGTGATTTCCGGTAATGGTCAGTTTGCCACGGTAGCTGAAGTCACCGTTACTGAAGCGGGCGCTGCAGGGTAAACGGAGGTAATACATGTTTCTGAAAACCGAACAATTTGAATATAACGGTGTGTCCGTCACGCTTTCCGAGCTGTCTGCGCTGCAGCGTATCGAGCATCTTGCCCTGCTGAAACGACGGGCAGAACAGGCTGAAGCCAGCGGTAACCTGCAGGTGAGCGTGGAAGACCTTGTCAGAACCGGCGCGTTTCTGGTGGCGATGTCCCTGTGGCATAACCATCCACAGAAAACGGAGTCACCATCAATGAATGAGGCTGTGATGCAGATCGAACAGGAGGTGCTCACCACCTGGCCTGCTGATGCCATTGCCCGGGCGGAAGACGTGGTGTTGCGTCTGTCCGGGATGAGCGGGGCTGTTCATGTGGATACGGATATCACCGAAGTGGCGAAAAATAACGCGCTTACTGATGATGATTTTTCTGCGGGAAAGTCTTCGACGGCGAGCTGAATTTTGCCCTCAGACTGGCGCGAGAGATGGGGAGGCCTGACTGGCGCGCCATGCTTGCCGGGATGACATCCACCGAATATGCCGACTGGCGACATTTTTACCGCACGCATTATTTTCAGGATACCCAACTGGATATGCATTTTTCCGGGCTGATGTACGCTGTACTCAGCCTGTTTTTTTGCGATCCGGATATCGGGGCAACCGGTGAACGGGGACCGAGAGGAGATACAGGTCCGGCAGGTCCGCAGGGGCCGAAAGGCGACAGGGGAGAGCGGGGAGATACCGGTCTGACGGGAAGCGCAGGTCCACAGGGTCCAAAGGGAGATACCGGTGCGGCAGGCCCGGCAGGCCCACAGGGACCGAAAGGAGAAACAGGTGCGGCTGGCCCGGTGGGGGCAACCGGACCTCAGGGACCGAAGGGCGACCCGGGGGAGACACAAATCCGTTTTCGTCTGGGGCCGGGAAACATTATTGAGACAAACAGCCATGGCTGGTTCCCGGATACAGATGGCGCACTCATCACCGGACTGACCTTTCTTGACCCCAAAGATGCCACACGGGTTCAGGGTTTTTTTCAGCATTTGCAGGTCAGGTTTGGTGACGGGCCGTGGCAGGATGTCAAGGGGCTGGATGAAGTGGGCAGTGATACAGGCAGAACAGGAGAATGACATGAACGTACTAAAAAAACTTATGCAGCGTCTGTGCGGTTGCGGAAAGCATGATGACCGTGAAAACGGGGAGTTACTTACAGCACAGCTGCGACTGGGACCGGCAGACATTCTGGAGTCCGATGAGAATGGCATTATCCCGGAGCAGGACAGGGTAATCACGCAGGTGGTGATACTGGATGCGGATAAAAAGCAGATACAGTGCGTGGTAAGACCGCTGCAAATCCTGCGTGCTGACGGGAGGTGGGAAAATATTGGCGGAATGAAATAGCCGACAGCTTCACAAAAACCGGAGTCTGGCTCCGGTTTTTGTTGTCATGTCATGGTGATGTTTGTTAACAAGCCCACATAGGAACTCAACCTTATCGGCCAGGTGCTGACTCGCCGCTAACTGTGAGATCATTCCTACAAATTACACTTTCCAACAATAATTACAAATCATGAGTCTGCCCTGTCCCTTCTGCCAGGAAGTGTTACGCAACGATATCTCACCAATCTTTCGCACCACTATTAATCAATGAGTTAGAGGTGATTAGTGACCTGAGACAGAGCATTAGCGCAAGGTGATTTTTTGTCCGTAAGCGTAAACCGATCGCCGTATGTAGCCATTAGACAAGAATTGGTAACTTAGACGCCCATCTGACACAGACGGACATCTAAGTATGGAATTACAGGACTGGCGAAAAGAACCTCGTAAAAAGTATTCGAATGAATTCAAACTTCGTATGGTTGAACTGGCATCACAACCTGGAGCTTGTGTTGCACAGATTGCACGAGAAAATGGCGTCAATGATAATGTTATTTTCAAATGGCTCAGGCTCTGGCAGAACGAAGGGCGTGTTTCGCGGCGTCTTCCGGTAACAACCTCTTCTGACACTGGCGTTGAATTATTACCTGTAGAAATAACGCCGGATGAGCAGAAAGAACCTGTGGCGGCCATTGCGCCGTCTTTATATTAGCGCCAGCGTATCAGTTCCGACAAAACAATCTCAATCCATCCCAATAATTAGCAGGGAGAACAATCGAAAAAGCGCAAGAGAAAGAAGGATTACTTGTTTTTTTAGGAATGAAATCCGTTAATGACTATACTCTTAATATTCTTGGCCAAAATGTTTCAAGAGTCACAACGGGGAAAAAACCGTATGATTTATTATTCCTGAATGATGCTACAAACAAGATTTTGATAAAAGGAAAATGGAGTTTACATATCCTGGAGCAAATAAAAGCCATCTACAATCAAGTAATAGCGATGTTGTTGCTGCTGCAGCTATAAGTATTGCAGCGACAGAGATAAAAACCATCCTGCCAGATGATTTAACACCAGGAAAATACAACAAAATTTATCTATCTGGGCATGGTTCTGCTGGTCTACCTCTTCTTAAGTGCGGAGATGAATTTTTATCACCGGCAGATATTGTCGACCGCATTGTTCAACATAATCTTCATGAAATAGATGATATCAGATTAACATCCTGTAACTCAGCCAACATAATAAAAAACAAAGACTTCTCTCCTGATGAAATAGATAAATCCTCAAATATTAATAACGGCTGGTTGGCCAGGACATTATTTGGTCAAAAGAAGTCTTTAGCAGAACACGTCTATGCCGAGTTTGAAAGTCGTGGAATTAACGTTTCTATATCAGGTTACCATGGCATTGGCGTTTTTTATGTACCAGAGCATGGTAAACCAACAACGCATCTACGCTCCACAACTGTTCCTGCAACACCTGAATATACTGTAAGAAGAAGCGACTACAGAGCCACTTTTGGTAGAACTCAACCCATAGATATTGACTAATTTAGTCAGCATATACACTTGATGGTTAGGAAACTGAACCGCCCCGGGAATCCTGGAGACTAAACTTCCTGAGAAAGAGGTAAACAGGATGACTAAAAATACTCGTTTTTCCCCTGAAGTCCGTCAACGGGCAGCCCGTATGGTTCTGGAAAGTCAGGGCGAATATGACTCACAATGGGCGACAATTTGTTCCATTGCTCCAAAGATTGGCTGTACGCCGGAGACTCTGCGTGTCTGGGTTCGCCAGCATGAGCGGGATACCGGGGGCGGTGATGGAGGGCTCACCACCGCTGAACGTCAGCGTCTGAAAGAGCTGGAGCGTGAAAATCGTGAACTGCGCCGCAGTAACGATATCCTTCGCCAGGCTTCCGCTTATTTTGCGAAGGCGGAGTTCGACCGCCTCTGGAAAAAATGATGCCACTGCTGGATAAGCTGCGTGAGCAGTACGGGGTCGGACCGCTATGCAGCGAACTGCATATTGCCCCGTCAACGTATTACCACTGTCAGCAACAGCGACATCATCCGGATAAACGCAGTGCCCGTGCGCAGCGCGATGACTGGCTGAAGAAAGAGATACAGCGCGTATACGATGAAAATCACAAGGTATACGGTGTGCGTAAAGTCTGGCGTCAGTTGTTACGGGAAGGTATCAGAGTGGCCAGATGCACTGTGGCACGTCTCATGGCGGTTATGGGACTTGCCGGTGTTCTCCGGGGTAAAAAGGTCCGTACGACCATCAGCCGGAAAGCCGTTGCCGCAGGCGACCGCGTAAACCGTCAGTTCGTGGCAGAACGACCTGACCAGCTGTGGGTGGCTGATTTTACTTACGTCAGCACATGGCAGGGCTTCGTCTGTGTGGCGTTCATCATTGATGTGTTTGCCGGATACATTGTGGGGTGGCGGGTCTCATCGTCCATGGAGACGACATTCGTGCTGGATGCACTGGAGCAGGTGTTATGGGCCCGTCGACCGTCCGGCACGGTCCATCACAGTGATAAAGGTTCTCAGTATGTATCGCTGGCCTACACACAGCGGCTTAAGGAAGCCGGATTACTGGCATCAACAGGAAGTACAGGCGACTCGTATGACAACGCGATGGCGGAGAGCATCAATGGTCTTTACAAAGCGGAGGTAATACACCGTAAGAGCTGGAAAAACCGTGCAGAAGTGGAACTGGCCACACTCACGTGGGTGGACTGGTATAACAATCGACGATTGCTGGAAAGGCTGGGCCATACTCCTCCGGCAGAAGCAGAAAAAGCTTATTATGCTTCCATCGGAAACGATGATCTGGCAGCCTGAGTTCACAGATAAAACACTCTCCAGGAAACCCGGGGCGGTTCACTCAACGGTCGAACGCAGAATATTCTCTTCTGCTTTGCGATGCCTCAGATAATTCTCTGCTCGAGTTTGCAGATGCTCTAATGATTTGTAATTATTGTTGGAAAGTGTGATTTGTAGGAATGATCTCACAGTTAGCGGCGAGTCAGCACCTGGCCGATAAGGTTGAGTTCCTATGTGGGCTTGGCTACACAATCCATCCTTCAGAGTATTACTGTCAGTTGTATATATCGATTTGTAAATCGCTTACAACTGGTTTGATTCTGTTCGCCATATCACTTGACGGTTTATTATTTGCGTTTTCATCATTTGGCCCAGTAGTGAGGAAGCCAGAAATACATCTTTGACTGGGTTCGGGCTTTGCTGCAAACATATCTGCTATTCCTTATTTTATAAATGCATTTCCCAATTCTAGTTTGCATACATTTCTTGTGGCTAAAATAAACACTTGTCATCCATTTTGCAACCACATGTTAACAAAATAAGTTGCTATACCGATAAAGGGATACTTTTGCTTAGTTAACCACACCATTTTCTTCGGACACAGGAAATTCCCTGAAGGTGGACGAGCGATTCTGATGAATGCAGCAGCAGGCATTGACTCCCGGTTCTCCGTCCAAGGCCACAAATCGAGGATTTTTCTGGTTAGTGCCCTGCATGCTTCTATGGTTCGGAGAGATTTGCTCAGTCAGGGTTACGGGGATGATGCCACCAGCATCATCTGCTTCAGCCTGGTAAAAAGAGACGCGGAAAATGCACAACAGGCACCACACGTCATGCATGGATTAGGATTGTTCATAAATTCACTACGCAAGTATTAGTAACGTTAAGGGATAACAGGTGTCTGAAAATATAGAGTCAAATCCAAGAAAGAATATATTGTTCCTTATTAATAATAGCTGTCATCCATTTCAGCTATTATTTTAAAATAAACAAGTTAAAGCTTAGACTCTTGTTTCTCGGATTATATCAACCGTATCAACATAATTTGATGGATTATTATGTGGAGAGCTTTCGATATCGATGACCACATCTTCAGGATGTGGATGTCGATGATCAACAGGGACACCTTCTTCCATCGCACGTATATCAGCCCCTGTTGCACGGGCAATATCTTCTTTATTGGGGAAGATGGCTCCTTCTCTTGCATGCCACCATATACGAGGATAGTCAGTGAATCTGGCTTCTCCGGTCTCGGCTTTGTTTAAATCTGCTAGCCCCAGAGTCGTACCAGCCCACCATAAAATAGTGTCTGGCTTTAATCCGGGGGTATTACACTGTATGGCATGCCCTGCTGCTTGCCCAACCATTGCGCCGATATGAGGGGCTAACATTGAGTCTACTCCGGGGATTTTGGATACTGCAAACCCTCCTGCGGCGCCAAGCGCATTTGCGGCAGCATTGGTAAGAACGGCATATTTAGTCTTAGGGTTATCTAAATCCCATTTGAAATGTGCGCCAAACTCCAGCCCTAGAGTTGCCTGTAGTGGAGATGTACCATATTTAAAATCTGCTTCTCCCGGTCTGATAACCCACTCCTCCGTGTAATTTGCTTTTGGCCCATCAGGAGTAAGAGGCGTTTCTCCAACAAGCTTCCATCCATTTTCAGTTTTGACTATAGGAAGTTCCACACCATGGTTACGAACTACTTGAGCTGTTAATCCAAACCATGGTATTAGGTCTTTTGGCTCGGTGGTTACCGTCGAAGTAGTGGCTGATGTTGCAGCCGATGTAATAGCCGACACTGCAGTGGATGCAGCGGATGTTGCAGCAGATGTTGCAGCAGATGCAATAGTCGACACTGCAGTGGTTGATATATTACTGTTGCTTAATGCATTTTTTAACGGGCCAGGAAGGTCTTTAAAATTAAAACCTATTTCATCATGCAGAGGGAATATCTGTAAAAAATAATTACCTGATGTAGGATGAATATCTGGTTTTACAATGTTCATCTGAACACCATATTTACCAGAGATACCAGGAACGGTGCTGCGTATTTCTAATGCCATCTGAGTGACATTGAATAAACCAAACATATCCAACGCTTTTTTCCCTGCAGAACCTTCTTCAAGATGAGGTGCAAGATATTTATCCAGCCCAGAGAGCAGACCTTCATCTTGTATCAAACTCAATAGTGCCGTTCTTTCACCACATTCCGGAGCATGTTGCTGTATATCATCTGGAATATGAACAACAAATCCCGCTTCGCATCCATTAGGTAATTCGGATTGCGGTATTTGTGCAGGGGGCGCTTGTTCTGCCTGATTATGTTGATTGTTTTGTGTGGTGATTCCGGATTGTACGATCGGTTGAATGTTCATGATAAATCCTTATGACGTAATTTATATCCATTAATAATATCAATCCATTGATATTATCAGTGTCACATATCCGATGTGGACAGCTTTAATATATAGCTGTTTGAATGCTTGATTGATGTGACTTAGATCTCAAAATTAAGTTGTTAAATTTACCAGTTTATCGTTTGAATACTTAAAATAAATTATAAATGTTTCTACTATTGTTTTTATAGTTTAAATTA